GGCCGGTATCTGGTAGAACGTCGCGCCCGCCGGGGTAAAGGTGTTGACGATGGTGGTTGCGCCATCGGTGACCTTAAGGGTCGGCGTACTGGAAGCCGAGGCTACGAAAATCCCGTAACAACCACCGGGGACGGTCGTCACCGTGGTGGTGCTGGTGATGTTTTTGTAGTTCTGGCTTTGGCTAACTCGCAAGCTCATATTCGCGCTCTCCTGCTCACCGTGCGGTCGTGTACCTGCCACATATCGTTGAGCGTTACTGTGTTCTGCGGGCCGACCATGAGCGGTTTCGGCTCAAGGGCCGGGGTCTTGTCAGCGATCTCCTGCCATGATACCGCAAGCATTCGGAATGCGTCACTAGGGTGTGATGTCCAATCGTGACGCGGCGACTGCCGAAAGGCTTTCTTGTCCTCGTCGTACTCGCGCTGATACTGACGCAGCGCCTCTATTCCCTCGCGACATTTCTCGCTGTCAAACCACACACGCGGCAGGATCATGCGGACAGCTTGGATGCCTGACTGCAGGCCGATGTCGGGGACGACCGCGAGTTTGCCTACGTCAAGGTGGAACGCCAGCTGCTCAATGACGCTCTTGCCTGTCTGCAGGGACTTTGCACGGGCATCGTGTGGCAGGTAATGCCGCTCATAACGGTATCCCTTACCTAGCACGACCCCGGCAATCTCGTGAATATCTGCGCCTGACACGGCAAAGAAGTCTATGACCCGTATCTCGCCGCGCCCCAACTGGTAGAACCACACCGCCGTGTCGTCTCTGTACCCCAAATCCCAACTGCTATAGACGGGCAGGCTTGGGTCATACGGTACATGGCAGATACGGCCCTGCTGCTCGGCATCGCGCATTTCTGTCCCAAAAAAAGCCCCGAGTATGGCGGCTGAAAAGTCGCACTCGTACTCTTGCAGGTACTGATCGGGGCTTAATTGCGCTTTGGCAGCGGCTAGTTCGCTGCTAGGGAGAAGCCCACTCATGGATGCAGGCAGGCGCAGCAAGAACCATTCGTCAGGGATGCGTTGGGCGGTTTCGTATATCTCGTAGAAGTGGTTGCGCTGTTTCGGCGTGCCGCTGAACACGCACCAGCCTTGCTTGTCCGATAGGGCTGGGCGTAGGACGTTACCGAACACGCTAGGGCGAAAGTCGGCGTACTCATCTAGGTACAGTCCTGAGAACCCAAGGCCGCGCATCGCATCTGCGTTGTCTGCGCCAAAGAGGCCGATCTTCACGCCGTTCACCAGCGTCAGCGTCATCTGGACTTCGTTGGCTTCCTTCAGGATTGGTTCGGCGTAGTGCTTGAAGTAGTCCCAAGAGATACGCCGTGCTTGGTTAGCGTAGGGGGCAACGTAGCCGAATAACCCGTTTGGGCCTTGGTAAGTAATCGCTGCTCGGATGATGTCGTTGACCGCCGCGACCGTCTTGCCTGCCCGCCGATGCGCGACCACGCACGCCCAGCGTTTAGTGCGGTTGTGGAAAGGCATAAACACCTTACGCGGTTCGTAAGGCATTTCAATTTCCACTTACTTCGGCTCCTTCCAGCGGATCACCAGCTCCTGCGGCTGTCCGTCCTGCCCTGACACTTCGGTGCGGGCAAGGTCTGGCAGGGTCTTGCGTAGCACGATCTCAGCCGCCTTGAGCGCAGCCGGGGACATCTCTAGCTCCCCAAGCGCCGCTTGCTCTAGCCGAGTCAGGATAACGCCAGAGCGTATCCGCTCCCGCCATGACTCGCTTAACCGTACTTGATTTTTCCGTGCTGCCATTGTGTTGATTTTACACGACTATTGACGCATACCTGAGACAATCATACATCCCGTTTGGGCATCCGCTTCATGGCCTCGGCTAGCTTCTTGCCTTTATCGGCCTGATTGAACTCGCGGGCGACCTTTTGCGGTATGCCTGCGCGTTTAGCGATCTCGGGATTGTGGGCTGCGGCGGCCATAAACCTGCGTTGTTTGTCGGAAGTGCTGGGCATTACTTACGCTCCAGTATGCGTACTTTCTTTTCCTCGCCGGGGAACACGACGAAATTGCGTAGCCCTTTTTCCTTGCCTTGGCCTTCTCGGTAAATCATGCCGGGAATGCCTAATTCTCGCAAACGCTTGGATGCTTCGTTTGCTTCTAAATTGTTTCTCATCACGTTTGAGCCGCTTTTTTTCCCTTGCATACGCGCTTCAAACATCAATTCCCGATACGCTTGTTCCCCTGAGTGAGCCGAACCGCCAATGCGTTTAATTTCCTCGCCAATGATGCGTTGCACTTCGGGGTGCTGCTCACTCAACGGCTTATCCCAATCCAACATCCGATCAATCATTTCGTCGGGTAGGTCGGCTTTATAAAACGACCCACCTTGTTGTGGCAGTTCTGCTCCACTTTCTAACAATTCTCGTGCTTTTTGAAGTGTAGCGCGCTGTTCTTCCATATCTGGGTAAGAACGTGGGTAATCTTTCATTGCTCGGAAAGTACGATCAATTTGACCTATCCCAGCCTCTCTTGTTCCTTGAGGTGTGCGATACATAATTGACGCGGCCAAATTGGCAGGGTCTGATAAATCGTTTTTACGCGCTGCAAGAAATTGCTGATATTGCCGCCCAACTTCTGGGCTTTCTGATAAATAAATCCCATGCCCGTAAGCCTGTGCGCCCTCACCCGTGCCGATCTTGCTGGCGTCAAACTCACCGAGCGGGTTGGCCTCTGTAGCCGGGAAACGGTGCGGGGTGCCGTGGTAAACGTCCAGTTCTAACCGCGTTGGGTCAAAACCCTTTAGCAGTTTGGCGAGTTTACCGCCCGGTATTGCCCCTGCTGCTGCCATAGCCATGCCTGCGGGGTCGTTAGCGCGTCTGGCGCGTTCTACGTCACGGGCGGCAAGGGCTGGGCTTACGCCGGGGGCGAGACTGGCTACGCCCTCCACGGCGATGTCGGCCAAATCTTGCTCTTGAGGGTCTAACGAGATTGCCCGCTCAAACCGACCGCGCAAGTCCGCCTTGTCGCCCAGATAGCGCAATGCTGCCGCCACCTGTTCCCGCCGCATCGGCATTTACTTGAAACGCTCCAGCATATAGAGCGTGCTGGCGATCAGGCCGTTAATCTCGTCGTGGATGTTCGTCAGGTCGGTGTCGTCAGGCAACTGGTTACGCATCCCCTGCGAAAACTTCAGAAGCGCGCTCATGTATTTCGCCGCGTCCTTCTGTACCTTGAATTCCTCGGGGTACGATTCCAACGGGATCACGCCGTAGTGGCCCTGATAGGTTTCGGCGTAACTGTCGGCCAGCTCCAGAATGTCCTCGTAAAAATGCCCGAGCGCCTTGTGTTCGGCGTAGGACTTCGTGGACAGGTGCAAGAAATGCGCTGCGGTAGACGAGTTCAGGAGCGCAGCAACGAAAATAGCGGCTTCTTGGTGTTTCATTGGTTCGTCAACCGTATTCCGGGCAGTAGGATTGCAGTCGTAGCATCCCCCATCGCAAAACGCTCTGTCAACTCCCTCTCAGGCGGGTAAACGAGGATGCGGCCTTGAAACTGCATCGCGTTCACGACCCCCTTTTCTGTCCCCTCAAAATCGTCCAGCGTGATGATGGTTTCGGCGTGGCATAACCGCTCCAGATGCGCCTTGTCCTCGGCCTGTAGCCGACCGTCTAGGTGCAGGTGGTCTATTTTGCCGTCCAGTTTGGCGAGCATTTCGGTGCTGCTGCTGTGGTACTGGGTGACACCCCCGAATATGGGCAGTTTGAAATTGTGCGTCATGTCGCAGGTGTGGACGGTGGCATCGCTTCGCGCCAGCACAAATGTAGATTTGCCGATGTAGGTGCCGATCTCGGCAATGCGCTTTGGTCTGAAATACCGCACCACCGCCCAAAGGGCGATCAGGCTCGCGTTTGTCGTGGAGCCGGTCTTGCGGTCAGGGTCTAACGCCTCTAGGTCGTTAAGCCGTTGCCACGGCAGGTCATCTAATCCGTCAAAAAGGGTATCCCAAATGGCTCGGGAGAGTCGTTTTCGGTTAAGGTTCAGCATATATTCCTGTTATGCGCTTTGTATTTTTCCATGTGGGCGAGGACATTGCCCTGCCCTCCAAGATGGTCATGTCCATCCACGTTCACAACCCCGGCGCAGAGGTCATCCAAGTCACCGACGCCCATACCCCGATTGTCCCCGGCGTCACCCGCCCCGCCGTCATGGACATAGACCGCACCCACCTGATGCTTGCCAGAACCTCGGCGTGGGCAAATTTGGGCCTCAATGCCCCTGCCCTATACCTAGACACCGACATGATTGTAAACGCGCCAATAGACGTTGAGGCCGCGCTTGGAAAGGGCGTTGTCGCCATGTGTCGGCGTACTTTCAATCGGGATGCGATCTTTAACACCCGCCAGCGCGGTCAGGACTTCTCGGAGTACGCCGGTAAGACGCTGGACGAGCTGTACCCGTACCTCGGCTGCTGCACGATCACCGCCGATTGGGGCGTATGGGCTGACCTGACCGAAATGT